GATAAACTGTATAATTTACAAATAATTACACATAGACAAAACTTAACAAAAGACAGAAAAAATAAAAATGGATATACTGGAGTAAATAAAAGTGGAAATTGTTTTACCGCTGGAATAATATATGGTAAGAAATTTATATATTTAGGTTCATATAAAACACCTAAAGAAGCATCAGAAGCATATCAAAAAGAATTAAATAAAATAACAAAATAAAAAAAACAATATGGCACACGAACCACACGCATTTGAAAATCAAATATTTGATCATTATAGAACACAAGCAAAAGAAATCAACACAGCAATTGAATTATTAGTTAATCATAATTATACTGTTATTGACTTACAAGGAAAGATAATAAACAAAGACACTATTGATTTACAAGATAAACCTATTGTATCTCCTATAAGATATAACACAAGAAACAGAGAATAAATATGAAAAATTTAACACCAATAGAAATTGCAAATAAATTAATTGAATTATCTGGAGTAAATGTATTTGAACAATCAAGAGTAAGAGATGTAATAGAAATGAGAGGTTTATTATGTTATCTACTTAGGGAAAAAAGATTAATGAGATGGACAGCTATAAGTGATTTCTTTAAATCACAAGGCAAACCAATGAATCACGCAACAGTTATTCACGCAATTAAAAGCTATCCACTTTATTATAAGACAAACAAAAGTATTAGGGAATTTGAAAAGATGTTTACATTTAGTAAAGATTTATCAATAGATGAAGTAAACAAAATACAATACTTAGAAAACAAATGTAATAGATGTGAAGATAAATTAAAAGAATTAACTATTGATACATCACTTTATAACACAATAAAAAATATACCAATAGATCAAGAATCTTATATAAAAGAAAAAATAGATTTATTACTAAAAGAATATGAATGGAAATCTAAACTAAAAGATTCATCAACTGCTTCTTACATAGGCATATGAAAAAAGGACAGGTTTTTACATTAGATAAATATGAACAACAAATAGTAGAGCTTTCAGCAACACAAAGACACACCAATAAAGTTAACACAGGATGGAATGGATTTAAAACAGTAAACGAAACAGCAGGTGTTGATTTAGATATTGTAGGGTTTGGAGCTGAGTTCATATTTTGTAGAGAATATAATTTATATCCTGACTTTAAAATACACAACACATCCAAAACATTAAAGACAGATAATTACGATGCAATACTAAAAGGAAAAACAATAGATGTTAAAGTAAATAGAAATGAACATCATCCATTAATGATTCCTAAGTATGCAAATACAGATTGTGAATTGTTTTTTTTGTTTTCTTGTAAGTATCCAAAATATAGATTTGATGGGTATGCAACTAATCAGATGATCTTTAAAAAAGAAAACTTAAGACAAACAAGAGTAATGTCATATGTTATTGAGAAAATAAATTTACTTGATAATTACGTTATATAGATAAGTTTAATTAATTAATATATTATTAATTGTGGATAAAAGAAAAAACAATGGTGGTCATTCTACAAAAGGGTATGCAGGTCGACCAAGAAAAGCAGACGAAGAAAAGTTAATTGAAAAGCTTGATACTTTAATTGATAATGAAAAGGTAATAAGTAAGCTTGGTGAAATGGTTCTAAAAGGAGATAGTAGAGCTATGAACTTATATTTTGGGTATCGTTATGGTAAACCTAAAGAATCAGTTGATATATCATCTGTAGAAGGGTTTAATGTAAACTTTAAAGATCTAATTAATTTTAAGTGATTGACTTCGATAAGAAGATAAACATAAATAAAAAGTACACACCATTTGGAACTTCAGATGCAAGATACTTTATAATTACTGGTGGTCGTGGATCTGGTAAATCCTTTTCAATAAACTTATTATTAGTTCTATTAACTTATGAAGCTGGACACACAATACTATTTACTAGGTATACTCTAGCATCTGCATACGTTTCTATCATTCCTGAATTTATAGAGAAACTAGAAATGTTAGACATCTTTAATGATTTCTATATAACAAAAGATGAAATAAGAAATAAACTATCAGGATCAAAGATAATATTCAAAGGTATTAAGACATCATCAGGAGATCAAACAGCAAACCTTAAATCATTACAGGGTGTTACAACGTTTATCTTAGATGAAGCTGAAGAACTTACAAGTGAAGATACATTTGATAAAATAGATTTATCAGTTAGACAGCTCCACCAACAGAACAGGGTAATTCTTATATTAAACCCAGTAACAAAAGACAACTGGATATACTCAAGATTCTTCCAGGATAAAGGAGTACAAGAAGGATCAAACACAACAGAAGATAATGTAACCTATATACACACAACATACTTAGACAACTTAGAAAACTTATCTAAAAGCTATTTAAACCAAATAGAAAACATTAAGCTAAGACGACCAGAAAAATACAAACATCAAATGCTTGGTGGCTGGTTAGATAAAGCGGAGGGTGTAATATTTAGTAACTGGGAGATAGGAGAATTTAAAAAAGTAGGTGTAAGTGTTTATGGTCAAGATTATGGATTTGCAGCAGACAGTTCAACACTTGTAGAAACAAACATTGATTCAACTAATAAGATCATTTATTTAAAAGAATGCTTTTATCTTAAAGGATTAACCACATCACAAATAGCAGAGCTTAATCTTAAACACGCAAAAACAAATCTAATCATTGGAGATAGTGCTGAACCAAGATTGATAGCAGAAGTTAAAGCTAAAGGATGTAATCTTAAAAAAGCAATTAAAGGACAAGGTTCAATAACCTATGGTATCTCACTATTACAAGATTATGATTTAATCATTGATCCAAACAGTATTAATCTAATCAAAGAACTAAACAACTATTCTTGGTTAGAAAAGAAATCTAAAACACCACAAGATAAATGGAATCATTTAATTGATGCAATTAGATATGCTGTGTCTTACCAGCTTCAGAATCCTAATCGTGGTAAATACTATATAAGTTGAATTGTAAAAGATGTACACATAAAACTTCGTTTATTGGCTCTTTACAAAATGGCTTTGGCTGGTATTGTAGAAAGTGTTTATATCTAACTTATGCTGATGAAAAAGAAAACCCAAATAAAAGTTATTAAATTATTTGTGAATAACTAAAAGTTTTGTATATTGCAGTATGATTGTAATTAAACAGTCATATAAACAAACAGACAATGACAAATAAATGTGAAATGTGTGGTTACGAAAATCACAAAGATAATTTTAATTGTGAAGGTGAAGATTGTGGAATACCTTTAGATTTAACAATAACAACTAATTCTTTTGGTTTACCAGAAATTAATCAAAAAAGAACTTTTGAAGAAAACCTTGAACTTTATAAAGATTTTTTTTAATGGAAATATATAAAAACGCAAAGTTAATGGGTAAAGCAATAGGTAACTTAGAATCTATTAAAAGATATGGTAACTTACCACCTTATCAACAAGAGTGGCTTAAAGACGCTTTAAATGCTATTAAGCAAGTTGATTACATTAATCTACAAGATAAATTTTAATATGAAGAAAAGACAATATAGATCTAATCAAGGAAGAAATCCTACAAAGGAATTAGAAACATTTAAACTTTTAAAAGCTACAGTTCTTGTAGTATTAGCATTATCATTAATTAAATTAACAATCAGTTTATTATGAAACATTACTACAAAGACAACGGACAAAGAAGATACTACATAGCAAAAAGAATAACAACAAAAGAAAATAAAGAAAACTTTATTAAAGCACTTTTACAAATGGGTGCAATGTGGTTAATATTTTTTTCAGCTTTATTTTTGTTTTTTCATTTAATTGATTAGTTTTAATTATGGACAAATTAACAAACTTAAAAGATTTACAGTATTCCAACAACATAATACTATTAAGCGAATTAGTAAACAAAGTAGTAAAAGACAATCCTGAAAGTGAAGAACTAAAGGAAATTCAAAAAGCTTTAATTGAAACTATTTTTTATACTAACAACTTACAAACTAATTTTGCAAATTGTAAAATAGCCAACAGTGATTACAGGGAACAAAGAAATGATGCCTTGTTAGAATTAAACGAACTTAAAGAAGATACATATGAATTATAATATACCACCTTGGGATGAACCACAATACAAATGTATTGAATGTGAAAAGCCAATATATAATAAAGGATATTGTAGTTATCAATGTGAATACTTAGATTAGTAAAAGATAGTTTGTTTGTTTAAATTAGGGGGTAAGAAATTGCTCCCTTTTTTTATGCAATAAAATCACTAATTAAATACGTTATATAAATAATGAAAGCTGAAATAATAGTTCCAGACAACTTAAAGGAAATCAACCTTAAACAATATCAAAAATTTGTAAAGCTTCAAGCAGACAATGAAGGTACATTTTTTCTACAGCAAAAGATGATTGAAATCTTCTGTGGAATAAAAGGTGAAGATGTATTGAAATTTAAATACGATGATGTCGATAGAGTAACAACTATCTTAAATGATATGTTTGATTATAAGCCAGAGCTGGTTAAAACTTTTAAATTAAAAGGTATTGAATATGGATTTATCCCTAACCTATCAGCTATTAGCTTTGGAGAATATATTGATCTTGATACTTATATGGGTGATTGGAGTAATATTGAAATTGCTATGAATGTATTGTATCGACCTATTAAACAAAAGCAAGGTGATAAATATTTGATTGAAGATTACACAACAGAAGGAAAAGAAATCTTATTGGATATGCCAATGGATGCGGTTCTTAGTTCTGTGTTTTTTTTTTATCGTTTAGGTCAGGATTGTGCAACGAATATTCTCAATTATTTGAATCAGGAACAGGAGACACTACAAGTTCCAGATCAGGATTTGGTAAAAAATGGGGATGGTATCAGTCGCTTTACGCACTCGCTGGATCAGATATTACAAGATTTGAAAATATCACTAAATTGAATTTACACGAATGTTTATTGATGCTAACATTTATGAAAGAAAAAAGCGAATTAGAAGCATCAGAAATGAAAAAAAAGTTTAAATGAGTCAACAAGGATCAAGGGCATTTTATCAAGCCACAGAAACAATTAAAACACAGCTACTAGCTGATGTGAATGTAAACACAGTAACGACTGGTGACATAAGTGATGTTGATCTGCAGAAGCAAACAATATTTCCTTTATCACATATTTTAGTAAATAGCATAAGTCAAGAAGATGGTGTGCTTAGATTTAATATGTCGGTATTAGCTATGGATATAGTTCATCAATCTAAAACAATAGTAGTTGATCAGTTTGAAGGAAACAATGATTTACAGGATATTCTAAACACACAATTAGCAGTATTAAATAAATTGATTCAAGTATTAAGAGGTGGCACTTTACATTTTGATAAATATCAATTAGATGGTAATCCTGGAATAGAATTATTTTATGATCGTTTTGATAATGAACTTGCTGGAATGACAGCGACAATGGATATTTTAATTTATAATGACATAAGCATCTGTTAATGAATTTTCTAAAAACAAATGAAATATTAAATAAGTTTGGCAAATATGTTGTCCAGCAATCTAAATCTAATTTAACAAGAAAAGATAAAGGTGGTGGTAAATTATACAATTCAATTAAATACACTTTAGATACAGAAAAAGATATTTTCATTTTAGATTTCTTAATGGAAAATTATGGTGATTTTGTAGATCAAGGAGTTAAAGGAAAAGATCCTAGTGCTTTACCAGAAAAATCAAAAAACTTTAATAACCAACAAGCTCCCAATAGTATTTATAAATTTGGAGCAATGAAGTCAAGAGGGTTAAGAAAAGCAATAAACAAATGGACAATTACAAAAGGGTTAGATGGTGTAAGGGATAAAAAAACTGGAAGATTCTTACCAAGAAAAACAATGCAATATTTAATCACAAGAAGTATTTATTTATCAGGAATTAAACCAACAATGTTTTTTACTAAACCATTTGAAAGAGCATTTGCTAAATTAACACCAGACATTACAAAAAGCTTTTTATTAGATATTGAACAAGGAATAATATTAGGAACAAAAAAATAAACGATGGCAAATAGATTATTAAGATCACCACAATATATAACAGCAACAAGAGGTGCTGGAGTTTTATCAGCTAAATTAATTATTACTATTGATGGAACAATAAGATATACTTTAATTAAAGCTGTAGAAAGTGGTGTGCCTACATTATTTGAATGGTCAGAATTAGCAAGAGATTATTTAGATATTACTTATTCAGGGAGTTATTCAACACAGCCAACTTTTACTATTGATTTAGCTTTAAGTTTTTGGGATGCTGTAAATGCGACAGGAAGTCAAGTTGGTTCTACAATAACTGAAACACATTATGGTTTTGATGGATATGGCACTTTTTATGAAGCTGCAAATCCTTCAATGAGTGGAACAGCTTTTCCTGCTATTTCTAATTATTCAGAAACTATTGGTGGTGTTAAAACTTATACAATGTATGCACCAAAAGATGTTGGAGTACAAATCCCAAGTATAAATGCAGGAACTATAATTTACAATGCTTCAGGATTTAATGCTGATTCAAAAGTTGTTGAAGGGGTTACTGTTAATATAGTAAGGGTTGATTGTACTAAATATACTGCTGCAGTTGGATATACAGAAACAAGCACCAATGGATTTAAAGTAAGTTTCATAAATAAATATGGTGCTATTCAATCTGAATTTTTTACATTAAAAGCTATACAAGAAATAACATCAACAAGAGAGAATTATAATAGTAACACAATTTCATCTACTGGAACTTATTCTATAAACGAACACACTAAACAAAATTTCAATATTAAAGGAAATCAATCTATAACTTTAAATTCTTTTTATTTACCTGAATGGTATAATAATGTTTTTACTGAAATGTTATTATCTGAAAAAGTATGGGTAAGATTTAGAGTACCATCAACAAATGATTTTACTACTATTCCTATAAATATAAAAACAAGCAACTTCACTTATAAAAATTCTTTAAATGATAGATTAATACAATTTACTTTTAGTTTCGATATGAGCTTTGACTATATAAATAATGTTAGATAATGCAAAAACTACAACTATATATAAGCGGTGAAAGAATTGATTTATTTAAAGATGAACAGGTTTCTTTTAACCAGTCAATTCAAAACATTAAAGATCCTGCTAAAATATTTACAGAATTTACTCAAACGTTTACAGTTCCAGCTTCAGCAACTAATAATAAAATATTCAAACATTATTACAATTATAACATCGTAAATAGTAATGATTTTAATATAAGTGGTTTTGATGCTAGAAATAAAGTTGATGCAAATATTGAATTAAATAATATTGATTTTAAACAAGGTTACATAAAACTTAATGGAGTTGATTTAAAAAACAATAAAGCTTATGCTTATCGAATTACATTCTTTGGTAATACAGTTACCTTAAAAGATTTATTAGGTGATGATAAATTAGGTGCTTTAAGTGATTTATCACAATACAATTTAGATTATGATTCTGCAACAGTTAAAGCTAGATTACAAAGTGCAAGTGGCGCAATACTATGTCCATTAATAACTTCAGGAGCTAGTGGAGCTGGTTCAAGATTATATTATAACTCACAAACACATACTGCTGAAGATGGAAATTTATATTATCAATCTTCTGGACATAATCACGGTGTTTTATGGAGTGACTTAAAATACTCAATAAGATTATACGAAATTATCCAAGCTATTACAGTTAGTTATCCAACACTTATTTTTACTGATGATTTCTTTAGTACAAGCAATGCAGAATTTTATAATCTTCATATGTGGTTGCATAGAAAAAAAGGTAGTGTAGAACCAGCATCACAAGTAACAACATTTCCAACATTAGTAACTGGTTTTGGTTTACCTCAAACCTTTACAGGAATGATTGATGGATCAGGATTACAAATATCCGCAACTTACTTACCAAGTATTCAACAACAATTAACATTATCTACAACAAGCGGTGATCCTTATGATGTTATAATAAATCGTAACGGTAGTGTATGGGCATCTTTACCAAACAACACAGGTAATTCGGTATTTGATCAAGGAGATATGGGTTATATGGATGCTGCAACCTATACAATAGTAATAAGAACCACAACTAATGTAACGTTTTCTGATATTGTATGGGATTTATCAGGTTATCAACCAGGATCACCACCTGTAGGTTGGTCAGAAAGTTATAACACAGGATCGTTTCCAGCAACTGCTACTTTTGAATTTAATATCATTGAACAAATACCAGATATGAAAATTATTGACTTCTTAACTGGATTGTTTCGTATGTTTAATTTAACAGCTTATTATGTTAGTAATACTTCTGATGCAGATTTTGGTAAAATTAAAGTACAGAAATTAGATGAATTTTATGTAGCTGGTACATCTTACGATATATCAAAATATATTGATGTTAATTCTAATCAAGTAAACGTGGCATTACCATATAGAGAAATTGCTTTTTTATATGAAGGAACTGGTACACTACTTGCATTGCAATACGAACAATTAAATGGTAAAAGCTGGGGTGCAGAAGAATTTACAGGA